CAACCCCTCTTTAAGTACAATTTCGGAATCAGTCTTATACTGCTCTTTCTTAATTGCCTTTAAAGCCGTAACATTTTCTTTAATAAACCGTGCTTGATCCATTTTATCAGTAAATGTTTTGTCCGGGAATTGCTTTAAAACGTATTTCATTTTCTTATTACCTTATGGTCATTTATATATTCCTGTTTTTTATCTATAGATTCTTTCAGGCGTTTATTGGGCGTTTTGTCCTTGACTTGTTCCAGTCGATCGTTCATTTGCTGTTGATCTTTGGGCTGCTTCATAATCTAATATGCTAAATTCCGTGTCTAAGATACTATTTATTTCTTCTAATTTAACACCAGCTTTCATCAATACTATTAACGTATCAGCTTTGGTCTTATTTAATGATGCTCTTTTCTGCTCAAATACTTGCATGAAAGATAGGTGATCCCATGAAAGGACTATCTCACGTCCTGCATTATATCCGAATCTTACGCTTAATGAATCGGTCAATGATTCACCAGCCGGGGCCAAAGTATAACTCACATGTGCACCTCTCGATTCAGATTGATTCTCATATGTCGATCCTTTTTCTGCCGCTTCTAATACATCTTTAGGTATCCCGTATGCCGCGCCAATCTTATATAGATCGCTATGGTAAGATGAATCAAGTTCACCTAAGATATTAGCGTTTTGTACAAACCTTTGGATGTCGATCATTGATTTAACAGCGTGAATAGTTTTAGTGCCATTCATTTTAGTCTCAATATCTTCTTTCTCAGTCTGACCCATTGGCAACTTGGTAACATCGTTCTGATCTGTTTTACCAGCCACCATGAATTTACCAGCATACCGGGTGTTGATGTTCTTGCTTTCTATTGCGGCTTTAGAATTACTGATTATACCTAGCAATGAATCCAGCATCGAATGAGAACGAAACCAATTGCCAGTGCCATTAGATAGATCTGGTATGAACATAATATCACCCCAGGCGAATGAAGATTCATCGCCAGCGGCGTATCTGTATTTTATATCCATCCGATTAATAGAATTCTCCATTTCTTTAGACAGCACAATACGGTCTTTATATTTCTCGAATTCAATAGGGAAAGTAATCTTAGATGGGTCAAGCCAAAACAGCTTTGTAGTGTTAGAAAGTATTTTGCTATTAGTATACCCATAAGCACCCCCCAACATCTTATAAAACATATAAGTCCAAAGCAAGTCCTTTCTACTTTGGAATGCGTTAGGCGCTTTTACCCAATCTAAGAACTTATCTGATTTAACGGCTTTACCATTCTCATATACGTAGAACTTAGCTAAACTGAAAAGGTCGCACTGCAAACGGAATACGCGAAGAACTGCCGGGTTAGAAAATATTAATTTGATCTTAGATAAATCGCTAATACATTCAAAACCGAAATCTGGCTGAATGTCAAATAAATTATAGTCAACGCCATAAATACTATCGTAATTTCGCTCAACATCGATCAACCCGCCATAAGGAATATTAAATACGTCTGCGATGCCTTTTTGAATCCAGTTCAATTGATTGTAATTTATTTGTTACGAATATACAAACTAAAAGTAATAATCAAATATTTTTTATGATACCCTGGCTGAACATATACTGAACGCCATAAGATGAAGCATCAATAGTGTGATTATCCTGATCTACTGGCTTCTCGGTTAAAGTCCCAGCGCTATCCTTTTCGTAGCAATAGTTTTCTTGCTCATTTTCTATGTTCTTACTATCCGATGTGTAATAGATATTCAATCCAGATAGTACGCCAATTCGGTTTATCAAGTCAGTTTTTCCTCCAACAGCTACAGCGTACTCCCATCCTGCGCGACGAAGTGAACGGATCTTATTTGGCCTATTATTATCACAAACAATTAACGCATCGTAAGGGATACCTAATTTAGTGAACATATAGCTAACTAATCCATCATGTCTATCTTCACCTTCGCCACTTTCGGCCCCTCTAATCGATTTTAATAATTCAGGCGACATATTACGTTCAATCTCGTTTTCAGAAGCGTAGTTAAGCTCTCTAATGTATAGGTTCCCATCGTAGTACTTTAATCCAACTATAGCCCAGGGATCAACTTTACCCCAATCCGATGCAAATACCTCTGTAACTGGCATTGAAAGATAAGCCTCTAATGAATACGGGCTCCAATTGTAAATGCGGCCTTCAACTTGGCCTATCTCACCAAGCCCATACACACGCCACATATTAGCCCAATAGTTATTTACAATGATCAACTCGCCATTCTCATTAACAGCGTAATCACCTAATTCTTCATCGAACTTATATCCTCTTCTCTTATACCGCAGTATCTCTCCCCGTTCTTCTTTCGATAAGAATTCATTATCTGCAAATGTTAGTTTAATGAAGTCGCAATCATCGCGAACCAATACCTCAGAGTGAAACCAGAACTTTTTATTTGGGTTAAAATCAATGATTATTCTTTTAGCCCTGGAAGTTAATTCCCGGTATGTATCAAACTTTGTTTTATTCGCTTCATTGATAAACATGATATCAGATCTTAATCCTTTACCAATATCTACCTTATCAAGACCAATGAATTTAATAAAGCTACCATTAGGGAATCGATATAAAGTTCCATCAACCCATCTTAACCGCTCGAATATCCCGAATGCGTTCATAATGTTAACGAAATCTTTAATAACCGTTATTCGCATCTTAGATAATTCTTCGGATGCTATGAATATCTCTTTGTTAGGATTTGAACTGGCGTGATTGATAAGCAACTGAAGTATTGAATAAGTTTTTGATGCTCCCTGACCTCCTTGTATGCCCCATATTCTTTTTTTTAATGCCGAAATCTTTCTTAAAGCAGTAGTTACACCTAACATAAAATATAACCTTTTAAGTTTCCTTTTTTAAGCCTTTTAATTATCGCTGTTTTCCCCAATGAATGATGCCTAGATAAATCTCTCATTGAATAATAATAAACACCAGATTCAATGTCCAAAACAATATCCGAATATGGGAGCGGCCTAGATAACATTGATTTAGAGGTAATTCTTTTACTAATTTCAGATAATTTATCTTTAGTTGATTGAGTAAGAAAAGTACCTGTTCTACATTTTACGATATTCTGAATATGTTCATCGCTAAATTTCATTCCGGTTCTTGCGTTGCTTATTTTATTGCGGCTCTCATCGCTATGGACAAACTTTTTATCTGAAGTACCAACTAAAGAACAATTTAAACCACCCTTCATTGAATTATAGAATTCTTGCCAATACCTTTCTCGTACATTTAATTGGTCTAAATTGCATAATTCAATAACTTCAAATTTATGTGACTCATATCCATACTTTAAAAGTGATCTATATATTTTGATTTGCTTCTTACATCTAAGTGATTTGTAAAAAGAAAACCTTAGCTCTATATTATTGCTTTGGCCTATATATACTTTCCCAGATGGCGATGTTATTTTATATATCCCTATGTTCATCGTGATCATTAGACAGTGGATCATTAACCATCAATTGAATACTTGTGGCTTTTTGGGCGTTGTCTGTGGCGAAGAATCCGATATGCTTACCGATGCTACTTAGCCCCGCTACTTTATCATGTAGTTGTAATTCTACAACAGTTTTAACTCCGAAATCTCCTTCAGTTACAGTTTTCTTTATTGATTTAATTGCTTTAGCTTTTACGAAATCAACTTCATCTAAATTCCTAACTTCAAAATCTCCATTAACAAAGTCCTTTATGTTTGACATCCCGATTGAATGGAATTCTCTTAAAACATCATCAGAACTTATTTCTAACCTTGCCGCTCTTTCATTGCAAAGTCTTTGAATTTCAGATTGTACTTCTTCTTTGGCTAACAATTCGTGCGCTATAGTTTTAGCTGAATCAGGAGAATAACCTGATCTAATAGCTGATTTAGTGGCATTTAAGTCTATAATGTACTCTTTACAGAAGAATATTTGTTTTTCAGTCATAATACCAAATAAAGTAGTGTTTTGTCGTGTTTCAAATATACTAATTTATCCCTTCAATTCATTAATAGCTTTCTGCATTACTTCTGGTCGTCCATATTGCTTAACGTACCAGACTAGGAAGTCCTCAAATGTTTTAACAATTATATAAACCCCTCCATTACGTTCTACATCTGCCTGGTATTTCTTCTGATCTGCTTTCTGTGTATCCTTACCAAACTTAATCTCACAATAGATTGGCTTTCCTTGAATAAGTAGCTTCATATCGCTAGATCCTTTTCTGCTAGTCGAAGTTACGAACTTTTCTTTAGATACCGTTAATCTTCCATTATCCGTGTCTTTGTAAGTTGCTCCCATAAGTCTGCCTTGTGTCTTGGTTCGTTCAGCTAGGAAGCCTGTAATCCTTGCAAAACGTTCAATGGCTTTCTCAATATCATTAGCGTTCTTCTCTGTGTACTTATTACCGACTATGTAACTAGCTGGTATAGATGGTGATTCTATTCTACGTTGTATAGCGTCCATGCAGGTTAGGACTGACAAAGCGTTAATTATCTTTTTACGTGCCATTAGAATAGTTTATTATTTCTACCATGATATACATCAGACCAATATTTAATATCTCCGTTTCCTAGTCCCCATATAAATGCTTTTAGTAATGCTGACTGCAAACTATTAACTATTGTAAATGGAGTTGATAAAGGGAACATAGTCATGTTATGAAGCGCCATTCTTCTTTGATTTTCTGGCAGAGTTTCTATCCAATCTGTTATAGTTTTCATGTTATTTTTAGTGTAAACCTGAGTGTAAACCAACTGTAAACTAAGTGTAAACCAATATTTCTTAATAATCATTGTTTAAATAGTATTAAAGGCCGATTTTTAGTAAAAGTGTAAACTGGTTTACAGTTGGAAAATATATTTTATAAAATTTAATAATTATTTTTTTTATTTTTTTTAGTGTAAACTGTAAACTGGTTTACACTATTTGTTATAACTATATAAATATCAATTAGTTACAAGGTTTTTAAGTGTAAACCATGGTTTACACAGTTTACACCTCTTTTAGATATTTATGAATCATTTGCCTAGAAATACCTAATAAGTCTGCTGCATCCGATTTATTAAGATTTGGATTTAATTTATACATTTCTAAGAACTTTTCTTTATTGTTTTTAGCCTCGTTATTCTTGATAGTTTTCTTCATTAAGTTAACCTCTGTGCTAGTCGTTTTTATCTTCTTAGCCATTGCAATAAAGTACTTAGATAACCGCTCTGCACCCATTATAGATTCCTTACTAATAGTTGTAAAATCTACTAAGAAATGATCTTCTTTATTGAATGCTGAGAATGTATTTAAGATTAGGGCAAACCTAGGCACGTAAGATTTCTGTTTAGGAAGCATAGACTTCATATATTCATTCTCTGCATCGCTATTTTGCATAGCTGTAATCTCATTAAATATTCTTTTCCACTCTATCTTAGCATCTGGAGAAAACTTCGCTATAATAGGCTCTATTTCATCATCGTGATTATACTTAACTAAATGGTTTTTAACATCATCGTAGAACGCTATAATATAATCATTGTACCAATTAAGAATATTATAGTCTAATTCCTTTTCGTTGTATACATCTACAGATAAATCCGGCAAGCAAAGAAGCATCCTGTCAATAAAACCATTGTCTTTATTTTCCTCAGTATAAAACTGATCCATTACCCTAGGCTGTATACCTCCAAGTACAGGTATCAAAGGACTTTCAACAAATGAAGATTTAGCTGTTTTACGATTAAGGAATACAGACTTACCAGACCATGAAGAAAGCCAAAACTCTAAATCAGATCCAGCACGATACTTATTCATATCCTTAAACCATCCAGCCAACTCATCTTTAAATACACCTACTGCGTTCTTGTTTTCTTCATGCAATTCTACCAATGCCTCTAAAGTAATATCAATGGCAATGAACTGAGTTTTCTTAGGAGACTTTATTTCTTCTGTATTCTCTTTCTCTTTCTTATCAAGCGCAGAATAAACATCGAATTTTTCCCTGGCTTTAACATATTTCTTAATCTCCCTATTATTAGCTTTCATTATAGGATTGACAATATTATGAATAGATGGAGTTTTACCTATTCCGGCTTTACCTAAGACACTAATCCAAGTAGTAGCGGGTTCTTGCCAGCCTGGCTTTACTTCGATCCTTACAGAGTTCCCTACAATAACAGATACTAACCACAGCATACTACATCCCATGTAGTCAATTGAACTATCAAGTGTTTCATGGCATAGATTAAAGTAGTTCTGAATATTCAATGGGAATACATCAATAGGAAATACTAAGTCCTCTTTTTTAACAACTACTGATTGTTCGAGTACTTCAATTTTCTTTACAACCCGGGAACCAAAACCTTTTTGATATAGCTCTTTAGCCGACTTAGAAAAATCACCTCCATGATGCTTAATAGTATATGCTGTAAATGGAGAAATAAGCTTTTCATGGGGATATTGAGTCCCGGTGCTATAAAGATACATGCACCCACTATCTACAAATACATAACCGCTATGGGCAGATTTAGCATCATTACGCTTAATTATATATTTATTTGATAAGTTTTTTACGATAGTAAACTCATCACCTATAACATCAAACATTTTAGTCTGATTATTAAAATCATCCCAAACATGAAGTTCAACTTCTAATGCCTCAGATTCTCTTTTCGGGGCTGGGATATATGTATCAACTTCTTCTACATGATCAAAGTATTTACTGCATGAGAATATACATTCTCTTTCCTTTTCAGATATTTCTTGAATATCATAATAAGATCTTTTAGATACCTGATTATCATAAATAAACACATACCCGCCAATACCACGAGTTTCAATTATAGCTTCTTTAGTGCCTTTAAGTTTAGCAATCTTTTCGTTGCCTCCTATTTTTTTGCACTTATAAATAATATGATAACCATTATTTACTGTCTTGTAAATAACAAACTTAGAATCGAACTCATCAATATTATCTTTTAAAAAACCTATGTATTCAGACCAGAAGTCTTGCTGCTCTTTAAGTGATTTCAATACTTTAAGATCAATATCAATTACTTCTATGTTATCATACCCGGTGAT